GTCTGCCGCGCATGCCGGGCCCGCACCATCCCGATCCGTCGGCTGACGCTCATGCGGACCGCCACCGTCCATCAATGATGAAGCCATGCGTGCCGCAGCGGGTGCAGACGACCGAGGGGATCAGGGTGAGTGGCACATGGGAGATGACCTGCCAGCCGGGGATGACGCTCCCGTCGGCCTGGGTGCGCCACGCCTCGGGGCTGTCGGCGAACGGCAGGCTGCATCCGCATAGGGAACTGTCAGGGGCTTGGTGCATGTCGACCACGCCGACTGGCCACTCGGATAGGCTGGTCCGGTAGAACCGGGCTTGATGGCCGCTGCCGAGATCGTGGGTGCTGTTGCGGGCCGACTCCATCTCGGTCTCAAGATCGCTCATGGTCCCGGGCGGGCCTGCCCCTGCTGCGCAGCCGCCAACACCACATACCCATCATGGATGGTCCTGACCATGGTCCGGATCTCCTTGGCGAGCTCTTGCACGTCGGTTCGGGAGGTGACCAGATCCCGCAGCACCTGGAGTTCCTGGCTCATCTTGGTGTTCTCGCCTTCCAACCTGGCGTTGGAGGCGGTCAGGTCGGCGACCTCCCCGCGAAGCAGCTCTAAATTGCTTTTGATCGACGACGAGCGTGCCACCGCCGCTGCGGCAGCGAGGATTCCGACAATCCCCAAGCCGCCGAGGATGATCGTGATCGCCTCAGCAAGACCAGAAGGTGGCATGGGTCATGCCATGCACAGGTAGTAACCGGCGAACGATGCCGCGCCGATAGTGTTCCCGCGCACCACGAACGTTGTCGCCCCGATACTCTGTATCCCCATGACCCCGGTCTGAGCGCCACCACCAGGGCTGGTCTGGATCGCGATGACGATGCTCGGGGTGAACCCGGCACCGTGCGTGACGGTCAGATACCCGCTGGCGTCGGTCGTCCCAGTGAAGGTCCCGATATGCAGGGTGCGGCTCGACCCGGGCGCGGCCTGCACAACTAGCGTATTTAGGTCCGAAGCGGTCAAAATGTCTCCGCTTGACCACGTCTTTCTAGCCGTTGTGATCGTCCTCCTAGGCCAGCGTCCCGGTGTTGAGTTTCGAGGTGTTCAGCACCCACGGCTTGAAGCTGTCGACGTTGCGGGTGTCGAACCCGATTTCCCAGTAGTCCTGGGTGATGTCGTGGTTGAGTGCCTGGATGATGACCTGCACGTCCAGGGTGTTGGGGCCGTAGTCGCGGATGACCCGGATCCGGTCGAGGTAGGTGAGGCCGAGCAGGGTCGTCCACATCCCTTGGGTTTCCGCGTGGATGGTGACGTGGGTGACCCGCACGGTTGGGGTTTTGGACCGGCCGACGATCCAGTTCCCCAATGACAGCGCGTCTGAGTCGACCCGCAGCAGCGGGCCCGCGGTCCCCGGGAACGTCCGGATCCCATAGGCAGCCTGGGAGGCGGTGTTGTCGGCTTGCTGTTCGATGCCGCCGTTGCGGGTGATGAGCGCCCGGTTGGCGACCGTGTCCCGCTGTTTTGACACGGTCAGCTCGAGCATGTCCACGTCGGTGCCGACGTCGGAGATGGTCGCGCGGACGTTTTGGGACCGGTGCGCCAGGTAGGGGTGTAGGCGGTCGTAGAACACCAGCGCACCGTTCCCGTCGACAGCGACGAAGCCGAGCTCGGTGGCGGCCGCGTCGTTCACCATCTGCAACGCCGACCCCGCATCCCCAAGGACGGTCTGCTGGCAGAGGGACAGGCCCGTGTCGATCTTGCGGAGCGTGGTCGGCCAGGCGGCCCCGTCGAGGATCCGGTTGATCCGCTGCCCGGTGGTCTCCCCGTCCGGGTAGGGGAATCCGGACCGCAACACGGCGCGGGCGAGCACCTCGAGTCCGTCGGTGCAGCCCAAGGTGACGGTGGGGTCGAACCCGGCGTCGATGCTGATGGAATCGGTGAACCCGCGGTACAGCGGATAGGTGACGGTTTGCCAGACCGCTTTGACCCACACGGCCACGCCGACGTCGAGTAGGCCGGACCAGGGGCTGGATGGGTTGAGGGGGTCGTAGGTCCCGGCGGTGTTGTCGAGGACGATCTGGCAGGTCCCCGGTGAGGCTGCTTCGAGTTCGCCGGCCTGGCCACGCTGGAAGCTGACCCGTTTCACGTCGGCGGTGACGTCGACGAACCCGACCGTGCCGAGCTGCCCGGTCCCCAGCGCGGATTGGTCGAGGACGAAGTAACCGCCGGCGGGGTCGACGGTGGTGGTCCCTCCGAACGCGACCTCGATGATGACTTGGGGTGCGTTGATCCCGTCGAGGGAGTAGATCGCGCCGACCTGCGGGCCGATCGTTCCGTACAGGTCGTGGTAGGTGTCGGTGTAGACGTCGGGCATCGCTGGCCGCCGCTAGTTGTGGGTGGACATCATTCCGAACGACTGCCCGCTGGATACCGCCGCTGTACTCTTGATCGCCACCGTCCACCCGATCCCCAGGTAGCTGCCCGCTGAGGCGGTGAACGTCTTCGTTCCGTAGGTACCGATGCCGTGGGTGGTGGCGTCGTCGGTGACGACACTGGCGACCCGCCCATCCGAGGTGCCCGACGGGAACGCCACGGCGCGTTGCGCCTCACCACCTGGCAGCGTCCACGACGACGTGAGCCCGCCCGGGTTGTCGCGGGTGAACGCGGCGGAGATGATCAGGTCGCTTGAGCCGCTGGTGGTCGCGTTCGGGGTGACGACGGTGGTGGAGTCGGTGTTCTTGGTGGATGCGGCGGCCACGTCGACGAGCGCGAGTTGGTCGGCGCCGGAGTAGGCGACCAGGTCGATCGACCCGTGCGCGTTCACGTCGGTGTTCAGGGTGATCGTTGAGTTGGGGTCGCCAGCTGCGGCGGTCTTGCGGAAGCAGCGGCTGGACAGCTCCCCCGCGCCGACCGCGACCTGCTGGGTGCCGGTCGGGATAACCTCTGTCCACCCGGTCGGGCCGGTCAGGACCGCGGAGGTTCCGGCGGGTCCCATCTTCGCGTTGACGTCCAGGCCCATGTCGTCGAGGTAGATGTCGTAGGTTTGGGATGGGGACTGCATCCCGAAGTTGTACTCGCCACCAGCGGCGGCCTGGGTGATCGCGGTCGCGTTGACCGGACCCTCGTCGATGGTTGTCTCCGACGCGCCGGTGTTCTCATAGATCCAGATCGTGATGGTGGTGGTCGACCCGTTCCAGACGGCTTGCCATTCGATCCGGTTCCACACGTTGGCGGCCGGGGTGATCGTGGAGGTGTACTTGGTGGAGGCGCCTGGGATGTCGCGGACGATGACTTTCCCGGCGGTGTCCAGCCCGATCCCCCATTGCAGCGGCGTCGAGTTCGCGCCGTTCTGTTGGAACAGGCGGGTGATCTGGGGTGGCAGCGCGGTCCGGTAGTAGTACAACCTGCCGTAGTAGCTTGACGTTGCCCCAAACGACGCGGCGGTCCAGGCGGTCCGCACGGTCGTGCTCGCGGCGAGGCTGTAGTGGATCGACGTGGTCCCCGAATGCGCCTGCGTGCTCGAGTAGACGGGGATGGTCGCACCGATCGCATCCCACGGGTTCGACCCGACAGTGTTCGAGTTGCCGGTGGTGACGTTGGCGAGGTTGGTCCCCTGCGCGGCGTTCTTCAGACCGGTGCGGGTGCAGGTATGCCACAGCAGCATCCCATCGGCGGCCTGCACCGCCGCAGGGATGACGATCGCTTTGGAGGCTGTGTTGGAGAACGCGGTGGCGGCGCTGGCCCGGAACGCGCCGGTGGCGGTCGGTGGGCCGGCTGGGGACAGGTCCGGGTTGAAAGCGTCCGCCGCCGCCAGCGCCTTATAGCCGGTGGTCGCAGCGGCGGAGGTGTCGAAGCACTCGCTGGTGGTACCACCGCCGGTCCCGTTGTAGTACACGATCGCCTTGATCAGCGGATAGTTGACCTGCAGGGTGGTGCGGACCTGGTCGTAGAACCCCTGCTTGGTGTTCGGGTAGGTGCCGCTGGTTTCCCGCTTCCCCCACTCTCCAAGCATCATCGGCTTGGTGTGCGACCCGCTCTTGGTGACCGTGGCCCAGTTGTACATGGGGTACTTGGTCTGCAGGACGTAGTCGAGGTCCTCGCTGGTGTTGGTGCTGCCGTATGGGTGGTTCCCGATCCAGTCAACGTAGGCGTCGCCCGGGTACAGCGTGTTCATCCGGCTGATGGTGGTGGTGTATCCGGACGGGCTGAACATCCACACCACGTTGAGCGCGCCCTGCGCGACGAATACGTCATGGATGTGCTGCGCCGCCGCAGCGTAGTCGGCGTCGGAGCCGTAGGTTCCGCCCTGCGCCGTCGAACTGGCGTTCATCTCGTTGTGGAACGCGAGGAAGAACTTGTGGCCCCAGTCCCGCATCAGCTTGGCCTGCGGGATCACGATCGAGGCGTCGTAGGCGCCAGCGGCAATGTCAGTCCAGTTGTACTGCGTCGAGCTGCCGAAGATCCGGGGGGTCCAGGTGATCAGCAGCAGTCGACCCTCGCTGGCCAGTGTCTGCTCGTCTGCGGTCGGGAACGTGGTCGCGTAGTCGTTCCAGTCGTGGTAGTTGGCGACGATGTTGAGGATGCCGTTGGTCGCGCTGGTCCGGCCGATCGCGTTCTCGTGGTTGCGGACCCGAGTCAGGTATGAGGTGGTGCTGTCGCAGGTGCTGGAGGGGTAGCCCCCGAACAGCACCCCGACATTGGGCTGCAGGATGCCATCAAGGCTCACGCTGGCACCGTCAGCTGGACGAGCAGCAGGATCGTCAGCGGCCCACCCGACGACCCCTGCGTGATGTGGGTGGTGATGATGCTGGACCCACCCGTCAGCGTGGTGGAGGAGAACACCGCCGCGACCGTGTTGAGGGACTGCCCGACCACGATCTCCGGCTGCGTCGTCAGGCGGCTGGTGCCGCCGACCTTCAGGTCGACCTTGGTGTTGGAGCCGGTGGTGGCGACGTTCTTGAGGGAGAGGGTGAGGCTGTACAGGTCGGCGTTGAATGGCACGCACAGGTTGTATTGAAGGTCCAGCGGGTTGGTGACCGTGTCGACCGTCCACACGAACGGCAGGATCGGCCGGTCGGAGCGGTGCTTGTGATCCCCACGACTGTAGGGCGTGGCCACGCCGGCGGTGGACGCGGTGGTGTAGTCGTTGGCGACGACCGTGCTTGAGGGGGTGCCGACCGGTGGGGCCGCCCAGTCCGACTGCCCAGCGCTGGTGGACAGCAGCACCTGGCCGCTCCCGGGCGGCGACGTCGTCGGCGAACCACCAGCAATCCCAAGATAGGTCTCGAGGATCCGGATCGCGGAGTGCGCGTTCGGGTGATGGGTGTCGTGGCCGGTGGTCACCCCATCCACCACAGGATCGTCGGGGATGGTGGTGTCGTCATCCAACGCGGCTCTGCCGACATACTTGGACGCCACAGACGGCTCCTACAGCTGATTGGCGATGGCGGTCTTACCGCGGGAGCGGAGATCCTCACGGATGCTTTGGAGCAGCTGCCGAGCGGCACTGCGGTCGGTGCCGACCGCAGTGATGTTGAACATGAACGTGTTGCCGCCGCCGACCCGTTCGGGCCGGCCGGTGCCGTTGTAGGCAAGCGACAGGCCAGGGGGTAGGAACCCGCCACGGTCGTAGCCGTAGCCGTGGAGGATGCCGAGCGCGCTGGCCTGGACCGCGTCGTAACGGCCGGGGAACGCGGACCGCTGCACCGCCTGCGCGAGCATCCCCGCAGTCCCATAACGGCCCTGGATCGGGATGGCGCGGCGCAGGAAATCCCACGCGGCGTAGGAGATGTTCATCGGGTGCAACCAACCCTGCGAGGGACGCTGCTGGAGGAACCCCAACGAGTCCCGGTCCCCGTAGGGGAGGTTCTGCAGACCAGACTCGACGATGCCGGCCTCGATCAGCGCGAGGGCGACCTTGAAGCTGGCGGCCATCCGCTTGGCCATCGCCAAGGCGAGGTTGATGACGTTGCCACTGGCGGCACCACCCCCGAACGCGAGGCTGGAGAGCTGGCCCAGCACCGCTGCGGCGACATCCGCCATCGACTGGCCGATCCGGCCGGTCTGCCGCACCGTCGGGTTGTAGTAGCTGGTGACCAGCCCGCCGAGCTGGAACCCGGGGATGCCCATGAAGCGGGCCCAGGCGCGGAAGTCGGGGCGGGCGGCCTTGTCCTTGGGGACGACCGCCTCACCGGGCTCCAGGTACGCAGGGTAGATGTCCCCGCCGCCGTAGCCGGGGATCAACGTCCCCCGCGCGTGGAATCCGGGCACGTTCGAGGCGGCCAGGTACTGCCGCACCGACTTGGAGACCTCCACGCTGGTCCGCGCGGTGATCGGGATGTCCTTGCCGGTCAGCTGGTTGACCCGCTTCTGGATCTTGTCGAGCTGGGTGTCGACGGTGCCCTTGGCCTTGCGGACCGCGTCCTCCGCCGCGCGGAAGGGGGCGCCCAGCGGGCCGGGGAGTTTCCCGAACAGTCGCAGGATGCCCAGCACCACGGTCGTGGCGGTGTCGAACCAGCCCCGGAACGCGGTGATGATGAACGTGATGACCGCGCCGATCGCAACCTTGATCGCGTTGAACGCGCCCTTGACCACGTCCCGGAATGTCTCCGAGTGCTTCCACGCATAGACCAGTCCGGCGGCCAGCGCGGCGACTGCGATGATCACCAGCCCGATCGGGTTGGCGGCTAGGACCACGTTCAGGATCCCCTGCGCGACCGCCCACAGCTTCGCGGCGACCGCGAGCTTGACCAGGGTCGGCGCGAGGAACACCAGCAGCGGCGTCAACGCCAGCACGATCGGGACCAGCCCCTGCGCGAGCACCGACGCGATCCTGGCGGCCGCGGGGATCAGCGGCAGGAACGACAACGCCGCCGCGACCACCACAGGGATCAGTGGCGTCAGGGCGATGAGGATCTGCCCGACCGCCTTGGCGAGCAGGACCAGCGACGGGACAGCCTGCTTGAACGCCTCCGCCAGCGCGTTCCCGACCTGGTTGGCGACCTGGATGATGATCGGCAGGATCACCTTCAACGCCGGCAGCAGCCCGCTGAGCAGCGCGACGACGACGGGGAGGATCGCGCTGAGCAGGTTGTTGGCGACCTTGCCGATCCACACCGCCAGGTAGACCAGCGACGGGAGCAACGGCTGGAGCCCCTTCAACAGCTGCCCAACCACTTGGATGAGGCCGACGAACGCGGGGACCAGCTGTGGGAGCACCCTCGCAAGCGCACCGGCTAGCGCCGCAACAACACTGGACAGGACCGGCAGCAACGCCCGCAAGATCGCCCCCAACGCGGGGAGCAGCGCGGCGGCCAGCCGCGCGATCGGGGGCAGCATCGTCTGGATCGCCTTGCCAACCAACGGCAGGACCTTCATCAGCCCCGAGTCCAGCGCGGTGCCGACCCCAAGGATCGCCCGCTGGAACGTCGGCATGATCTGGGCGCCGAGGCGGACCAGCGACCCGATGATGCTGCCGACAATCGGGAGCAGCGACCCGATCGTCTGCAACAGGGTCCCGAACGCCTTGGTGTTGGACGACAGGGGTGACAGGATCTCGTTCAACGCGTAGGCGATGTTCCCGATCAGATCAGGGAGCTGGTTGAACAACTCCCGCACGATCGGGGTGACCACCTTGATCAGCGGGGTGAACTCGCCGACCAGGTTCGCGACCGCGCCGACCAGACCCTGCCCGATGATCGTGATCAGCGGCGCGACCGCCTGGAAGAAGCCCGCGAACAGCGGCTTCATCGTTGTGAACGCCGTCTTGATGTACTTGGCCAGGTCGAGCATCGCGGTCTGGACCGGCTTGCTGACCGACGCGAGCTGCGACTTCAGGTTGGTACCGAGGTTCTTAAAAGTGTCCTGAACATTCTTGTTCAGGAGTGCCACGCCCACGCCAGCGGCCGCGAACGCGCCACCCAGGCCGACCCCGAGCGCGCCAGCCAGCCCAACGGAGGCGATGCCGGCGGCACCGGCGGCACCGACGAACTTGAGCGTGCCGGTGGACAGGACCTGGAGGTCCTTGGCCGTGCCGGCAGCGGCGACACCCACGCCGGAGATGGTCCGGGACGCGTTCACATCCACCCCGAACAGCTTAAAAAGGTCAGACTGGCCGTGTTACCGGGCATCTGACTGCACCACCTCCTTTCGTAAAACGCTGTCGGGGTGTGAAGGTGGAAGCCTTGGCCATGTCCGTCGATCAAGGCCGCCCGAGTTGCCTAGGACGCCAGCTAGCCCAGGTGCAGCTTGCCGGCGATGACCTTCGCCTTGATGTCGTCCAGGACCTGCTGGACCTCGCGTTCCATCGCCGGGCGTTTCTCCCGCATCGTGGAGTCGAAGTACGGGTAGCCCTTCTGGAACACGACCGGCTTGTGCCCGTACGTCGGGTGTTTCCAGCCGCCGCGGTCGATGTCCTTCGGCAAGTCACGGGCGTTGTGGCCGCGGAGCCCGGCGGTGAACTGGCGGACCGCGACCTCCCGGGCGCTGACGGTGACCTTGATGTTCAACGCGAGCGTGGACCGCAACCCGACCCCGGTGGCTGGCTTGCTCTTGCGGTAGTGCCGCCCCGCACCCGTCGCCGTGTACTTGGCGGTGGCGGGCATGGTGCGGATCTTGATCTTGGCGGCGTCCGCACCGATTTTGGCGGCCTTCCGCAGCCGTTTGCGGAACGCGCTGCGGATCTCCGGGTGCATCCCCCGGGTGGAGCGGTACAGCCGCTCGTAGTCGGCAACGTCAACCTTCGCCATCAGGACTCCTTGGCGGCTTCGGCCTGCGCCTTCGCGCGGCCCTCGTCGATCGCGTCGGCCACGAACCGGAGCCGTTCCGCGCGGCGATACCCGATCTGGTCGGCCTGCTCAGGCGTCCACCGGAACCGGTCCGCCCAGAAGAAGTCATCCAAGGCGGCATGCCAGACCTGGTCGAGCCGCTTGGCGAGCTGGACGGTCAGGCCGTAGGCGCCGATGTTGACGAGGGTCCCGCGGGCAAAGGGGACGGGGCCTGCCCGTTGGCCTCACCACCGCTGATGATCTCCGCAAGCGCGGGGGTAACCACCGACGCGAGCGGCTTGTGGTACTTCACGGGGAGGTCCTGCACGCTGGCCAGCGTGACCTCGAGCGGAGAGCCATCCTCGTTGGTCAAATCCCAGCGGCGCACGAACCTGACGATCAGTGCGTCCTGGAGGGTGCCGATTCCAGACAGCCCCATGCCGGCGCCGAAGAGGTTGATGCCCTCGTCGTCGGCGGCTTTGAGCGCGAACCGGACATCGCCGCGGCGGAGGTCGCCGATGTCGCGGAGGTCGGCGGAATGGCCGTCGGGGAGTTCGATGGTCACCATCAGAACGCCTGGTCCTGGGAGACGATCCGGACCTGCACGGGGACGCCGCCACCGTCGTCGTAGACCTCGAATCCGATCGACTCGGGGATCAGGTCAGGGCCGCTCACGCTGAGCGGGTCGGTCTTGAACTTGACAAATGGGAGTACAAAGGACAAACGGTACGCGCCAGTGCCGGTGGAACCGGCTGCCCCGTCCGCACCTGACCCGTTGATGCCGTGGGCGAAGTCGAGCTGCAACGACCGGGTCGCGTTGCTGGAGAACAAATCGTAGAATTCGGTACGATTCGTGAACTCCGAGTCGAGGGTGCCCGACAGGACAGGGATGCCGTTCTCAAGCTGCTCGCGTTTGATGCCGGCGTTGCCGAACCCGTACCGTTCGGAGGCGATCGGCCGTGCGGCGGTCAGGGTGAACCCCTTCACCACGTGCGCGACGGTGGCGGTGCCGGTCAGGGTGGTGTAGTTCCCGGTCCCGGTCCCGGTGCCACCGGTGCCGGGCAGCGACCCGGTGCCGGCCTGGGTGCCGGTGCCGATCTGGAACAGGTACGCGTCCGCGAAGGAGAAGATCCCCGACTGGTACGCCGCGGCGGCGAACACGGGCTGGACGATCGTGCCGCTGGTGGTGCAGTTCATCCCGTCGGCGGTCAGTTTCAGCTGTGCGAGCGCGCCGTCGGAGCAGGTGAACTCCCACCCGCCGAACTTGATCCCCGAGTAGCCGAACCGGTTGCTCGTGTACGGGCTGGCGGCCTGGGGCCGTCCGACCTCGGCGGTCAGGGACAGGCCGGCGGTCGAGCCGGGCTGGTGGACCTGCTGCCACGCCGTGGTCGCGCCGAGCTGCTGCGCACCGGTCGCGGGGGAGCCTAGGGCGTAGTGCCACAGGAACCCCATGCCCTTCCCACCGGTCGCCGAGACGCCACGGTCGAAATGTTCGATGACGATGTCGCCGTTGACGTTGTAGCGGCTGATCTGGGTGCGGGCGCCACGCTTGAACGCCTGTCCCTGCTTCAGCCCGGCGGAGTCGATGTAGGTGGGGTTGAGGGCCAGCGACTCCGACAGGAACTCGTACCAGGCGGTCGGTACGGCTTCGGTGCCTGGGGTGGATTCGACGCCGAAGCCGAGGCTAGCGCCCAGGCCGCTCGCATAGTTCGGCACGACCTACTCCTTGTCCTTCGCCTTGGCGGCAGGCTTGGTTTCGGTGACCTGCTGGAAGTAGTCGGCTGGCAGGTTGGTGCCGTCGGGGACCTCGACGACCTCATCGGGGTCAACGTCCCGGCCGGCCAGCGGGAAGTTGACGGGGCCACCGCTCACGTTCTTGACTCGCATCGCCACTCCTAGATTCGTGCCTGACCTTCGATCTGGAACGTGACCCGGGCGACCGCGCCCTGGGTGGTCTGGTTCTGCCGCAACGTGAGGCCGGTGACCTGGCCGAACTGGAACAGCCCACCGAGCATCACGTCGGCGCGGAGCAGATCCTCAACCGCAGCGACGATCCCGTAGGCAGTGGTGCGGATCGCTTTGACGTCGGTATCGCCGCCCCACGACTCGGCGGTGCAGAACACGGTGACCTGCTCGTTCTTAGCCTGCTTCCCCAGCGATGCCCATGACTGCTCACTCGACGCTGACGTGGGTGCCTCATCGGAGTCGGGGTCGTCGATGCCGACGAACAGGAGCAGCTGCGCAGGCTCCTGGGTGACTGGCGGCCCGTCGTACACCGCCACTGGCGGGGTGGCGGCGCCGAGGGTGGTGGCTGCGGTGAACGTGGTGACGAGGTAGTCGATGACCGCCGGGACCTTGCTGGTCGCCATCAGACGTACGCCTCGAGCGAGTAGGGGGCGAGGAGTTCGGCGGCGCGGTTGGGGATCGCGAACCCGAACCCTGGCAGGGTGACCTCCTCTTCCCCGCCGATGCTCGGGCGGGCCCATGGGCCGTGCTGGGTTTGCCACAGATGCTCGAGGATGATCCGTCCGGCCTCGTTGAACGATGCCGGGACTGCGGTGCCCCATCCGGCGGTGTAGACGACCGTGTAGGCGCGGCTGCGGCCGTAGAACGGCAACCCGAGTTTGCGGCGGATGATCCCAGAGTTGGTGTCCACGTCCAGGTCGGTAAGGCTGAGCGGGACGCCGCTGGCCACGTCGGTGATAGAGGTGACCCCGACCAGCGGCCGCTGTCGGACCACGAGCTCGTTCCACCCGTACCCACAGGTGACTCGTTCTGTGATCGACCGGGTGACGATCGGGCCACCGGTCATCTTCTCCAGGTTGGCTTGGATGGTGGCGATCTTCGACTGCAACTCCGCGTCATAGGTGGTGTTGGCCTGCGGGATGTTCAGATGGTCCTTCGCGTCCTGGAGGCTGAGGACGCTGACCTCCAGCGGGTCGAACACCTCGAAGTTCGAGTACGAGACGCCGGCGCCGGTCCCGGTGGCGACCCACTTGTACGCGTAGTGGCCGAGCAGGTTGATGTCGGCGGTCGGGATGTCCTGGTGGTACAGGCCGGTCCCGTCGTTGGTCGGCGCCGCGTACGCCTGGGTGGACGCGTCCGGCTTGGACACCGTGAGGGTGAGCGTGCCGGCGTTTACGAGCGTGCCGGTCACGTCCTTGACCGTCGTTGACAGGCGGATCGGAGCGCCCTGCGGATACCTGGGCATCTAGGTCGGGCCTCCTGCCATGACAACGACAGCGGTCAGGGTCGCGGTGGCGCTGGTGGGGGTGCCGCCCGCAGCGCCATCCGAGGCGGTCGGCGTGGCGCTGGCACTGCGCGCGGCAACCGTCGCCAAGAGCACGTCCGTTGCGGTGAGGGTCCCCGGGGTGGGTGCTCCCGGCCCAACGATCTGGACACTGAACGAGTCGGCCGCAGCGCCAGTGTCGGCCAGTCCCAGCAACGCGGACACCACGATCGAGTCCGCTGCAACGCCGAGGTCGGCGAGCGGAACGGTGGCGGTGACGGTCAGCGAGTCGGTGGCCGTGCCGGTGTCGCTGAGCGGCTTGGGGACGATCTGCTGGACAACGATCGAGTCCGACCCGGCACCCACGTCGGCCAGTGGTATGGCGACGGCGACTGCCACCTGATCGCCTGCGGTGCCGGTGTCGGCCAGTGGCACCGCTGCGGCGACGGTGAGGCTGTCGGTGGCGGTACCCGAGTCGTTGAGGGTGACCGCCTGGCCACCCTGCTGGACGCTGATCGAGTCGCTGGCGGTCCCTGTGTCGGCGAGGGGTATTGCGGCGGCGACCGTGAGCGTGTCCGCCCCGGACCCCGTATCCCCCAGCGGGACCGCCACCGACACGGTGAACGAGTCGACCGCCGAACCAATGTCAGCCAGCGGAACGGGGATCGCGACGCCGAGCGTGTCAACGGCAGTTCCGGTGTCAGCCAGCGGGACCGCAGCAGCGACAGCCAGCGTGTCCGAGGCCGCACCCGTATCGGTGAGCGGAGCAGCAACCGCGACCGAGAGCGAATCCGACGCCGAGCCGCTGTCGGACAGGGTGACCTGGGCGACCGCAGCGGCAACATCGCTGCCGGTGCCCTGCCACGGCTTCCACAGGCCTCGCTGGATGAACCATTGCGGTGACAGCGGCTGGTATTGGCTTGGGGCGGACGCCGGACCGAGATAGTCCCCATCGGCGGCACCGAGGTCGTCCAGGTAGAAGGAGACGTTGGCGATTGCCGTGCCGGTCTGCCCGAAGCGGACCCGGTCGATCGTCCCGCCAGTGTTCAGTGCCGTCGCGGTGAGCGTCTCATTCGGCGATGTCGCATCGGGGGTGAGGAAGATCTTCGCCTCGAGAACCCCTGCGGCCGCGTCGCCCGTGCATTTGGCCTCAACACGGAACTGTGATCCGGTCGGCAATGTCGTCGCCGACGTGGCGACCGTCGTGCCGGCACTGTCGGTCAGCAGGAGCTTCCCAGCGGTGCTGATCTGCACCGACCCGCGGACTGTCGAGACGGACAGCCAGCGGATCAGGCGGGTCTGGGTGCCCGGCAACGCCGGTAGATAGAGATAGGTGCGGTCGAAAAGCGTGGCGAATGTGCCACCGAGCGCTGCCGACCACATGACGTAGGCTTCGCCGGTGGTTGCGCCGGTCTGGCACAGCATCCCCAGACCGCCGTGAGCCGGATGGGCGGTGTCGAAGTTCGCCGCGCCGTCACCGGCGCTCACCGTCACCTGATCGAACGCGGTCCCGCTGGCACCGCCGGAGTTCCCCGCCGTGATGGCGACGCCGCCCGAGCCACCCTCGAAGGTATTGGTGAGCAGCATGGCGGCCCCTACCGCCCTTTAGAAGACGATGACGGTGAACTCGTCAACCTTGATCGCGTTCGACAGCCATCAGTAACGGCCAGGGGAGTCGGTGAAGATAACAATGAGATCAGGGTCTGCGCGGTTGGCACGGATGGCATCGGCAAGCCGCTCATGAATAGTCTGAGAGCTGTCGGAGTAGTCGATCTGGATCGTGGCACCTGCTCCTACAGCGCCACCGCTCCCGCCCTCAGCGGGAGATCTGATCTCCGCACCACTCACGCTGACATGACCGGTGAAGTAATCATCACCTGTAAGGTTGTCGATGCGGACAAATGCCTTTCTGTTCTGCGGCATTAGAACTCCTCTTCGTTGACTTACACGATCAATACAGAGAACCGGTCGACCTTGATCGTGTTCGACACGCTCGAGGTGCCCCACACCGCGCCGGGTGCGAGCGCCTGCGCGACGGTCGTGTCGAACGCGACCGTCCGCGTTGCCAATGTCACCGGGATCGCCTGCTGCGCCGAATACGTGGCCAGTGACGTGCCGATCGCCCACCAGCCAGCGCCTTGAATCGATCCGCCAGTACCAGCACCGACCGCTCGCACGCGACCTACCCACTCTGCATGCCACGGCCAGGACGTCGCGCCGGTCGTGGTGGTGATCGCGGTCGGCGCGGCAAGGTCAGTCGCTGGGGTGGCCGCGCCATACTTGAACCCGATCCCGAGCGTTGGGGTGCCGGTGTTGGAGAACTCCCCGTCAGCGCTCAGCCAGATCTCGGTACCGACCTCAAGCATGTTCGCGGGAATGATCGGCGCCGGGGTGGTGCTGTTAGCGACGACGAGGATCTGCTGAAAAGTCGTGAACGTATTGAATGCGGGGCCGCTGAGGATATGCAGCGGCGGGATCGGCTGCCCCAGGATCATGCGGCTCATGGGCGGGTCCTCATCTGGAGGTGGTGCGATGTCGGCGGCGAAACAGCGCGACCTTCAGCAGGTCCTCGAGGTTGCCGAGGTGCCAGTCGAGCCCGATCCAGAGGACCGCGCCGACCATGATCACGGCGAGCACGATCAGCGCGGCCCCCTGATCCATCAGCGGCTACTTGTCGTTGCCGAACGGCGGGCAGTGGTCGTTGCCGCCGGCCTGGCACTGCGTAGAACCGTTGTTCGAGTGCCCGGAGTTGCCGACCGGACCGTCGGCCAGCGCGCTCCCGGCGACCCCGACGGTCAGCACCGCTGCGGCACAAAGCGCCAGCGCGATCCTCTTGGCTCTGCTCATGCTTTCCCCATTCTCTCCTAGTCGAGCGCCGCGCCCGACCTCACCCCTACCTGCCCGTTCTCAGGTGAAGTCAAGGGCAAAGGTTGCCGTCCAGGTCTGCCCGCTGACCTTGGTGGACTGGTTGGAGACGATCCGGTTCAGCATCGTGCCGACGACGCCGGTCCCCGCAACGGTGCCCTGGTCGATCGCTTCCTCCTGCCAGGCGATGTTGGCCACGCCGGTCCCGAACGTGGCCACGAACGACAACCGCCGCACCGCCGTGCCCGCGGAGGTGGTCGGGGTGGCGTCCAGCATCGCCCAGTACTCCCCTGCTGCGCCTGCCCCGACTAGGTCGGTGTTCCCCGACGCTGGCGCGGTGGTGCCGGTCCCAACCCCGATCCGGCAGTTCGCTGAAGCGTAGCTGGTACCGCCACCACCGAACGCCAAGGTGAGAACCCGGTCCCACCCGCCAGTGGTCACCAGGTTCGAGTATCCCTCGGTGATCAGGTACGGATCGACACCAAGCGCACGGAACTCATACCCCTTCGGCTGGCGGAACCCTGGCCGCCCGGCTCGCTCCCCACCGAGCTTGCGGGACACCCAGTTCGACTGGTCCTGGTCCCAGCGTTCCACCAGCAGTAGGCCCTTGGCCTGGCCGACGTCCTGGAAGTGCGAGCGGACGCCGACCCCGAAGCTGTCGGAGCCGAACCCTCGGTCGGTCACGGCTTGCCGGCCTTGCCGCTCTTGGACACCCCGAAGCTGTCCGCAACCGAGCCCTGATCGGCAGCCGCAACCTTGGCTGTCTTCGGCTGATCCTCGACGATCACCAGCCGGTACGTCCCCGGCGGGACACTGCCGACGACCCGGTCGTACTCGGCCTCGCTGATCTCATCGCCGACGTTGGCGAGCAGGCTCCCGTCGGCATCATGGACCGGCTGGACCGCGACCGCCTTGATCTTACGTGCCACCAGCAACCTCCTCATCAGTCGTCACGCCAGCGATTTGCTCGTAGGCGGACTCCCACTTCCGCCAGCCTTCTTCGATCGTCCAGCCGGCCGCCTGCTCCCTGCCCGCAGCACCCATCTCCGCACGAGCGTCGGGATCGTGGATCAGCTCATCCAGCCGCTTCGCGAACTCCTCCTTGCCGCCCACCAGATACCCGGTCTTCCCATCCAGCACGTAGTCCGAGTACGGCGGCCGGTTCGCCGCGACGACGGGGATCCCGAGCGCACCCATCTCCAACGTCCGGATCGGGCTCTTGGAGCGGTTGAACGGCACATCCGCGGACGGGGCGATCGCGATGTCGAAGTCGACCCGCTTGTAATACTCCCCAACATCCGGCTGCCAGTTCGACCAGCGGCACTGCCGGTACAACGCCGACTCGAGTTCCGCGCGGTGCAGTTCCGGGCCGTAGTCGTGGCCCATGAAATGCATGTCCACCTGCGGGTTGGCGTCCAGGACCTCGCGGAGCGGTTCGGCGACGGTGACAATGTCGATCAGATGCGACGTGCCGGCCGCCCACCCCACCGTCAACCTGTCCCGCCGGGGGCGTTGCATGCTGAGCAGCCCAGCCTTCACCAGGTTGGGGAGGACGTAGACCCGCTCGTTGTAGGGGCGGATCTGCTCGGCGAGGTAGGGGACCGACACGGTCACCGCGTCCGCCAGCCGCAGGCAGCGGCGGATCGACTCCCGGGTCACCTCGTCGATCAGGTGCGGCAGTCCGGAGGGGACCGGCTGGAGCATGTCGTCGTCGGTCTCGTAGACGATCTTGGTATGCCCGACGATCCGTTCCATCTGTAGGACGCCGTTGCGGCCGGCGGGCCGCTGAAGGGCGACCACGTCCATCTGCTCCACTTCGGCGGGGCCGAGCGGGCCCGGCTGGGGGCCCGGTGGGGCCATTCCGACGATGTGGCGGGAGTTGGCGCCGAGATGCTTGTAGGGGAGGTAGAAGCGGTAGTAGCCGCTACCGTCGGGGGCATGCGCGATCCCGCCGATCACCAGGGTCTTCACGAGGCCACCTCTGCCAGCTGCCGACGGAGCACACCGATCCCACCCCATGTTGGCGGGTCGGTGACGATCTCGTCCTTGACCGCGCCATCCCCGCCGAGGTGGCGCCACAGCAGGTCCACGCCCACATCCGGATGGTTGGGATGATGGCAGATGTCGTGGAACGCGACCATCCCGGCGTCGTGGACCAGCGGGGAGTACATCTCGAAATCCTGCTTGACGCCCTCGTAGCGGTGGTCCCCGTCGATGAACAGCAGGTCGACCGGCTCCATGTTGGTGTCGTAGTTGAGGTCATCCCAGCCAAGCAGTTCCTTGAGTGCACCCAGGGTCTTCGGATCATGGCTGTCGCCGTAGACGACCTCACAGCCGTGCTCGTTCAGCGCGGCACCGCTGGAGAACCCCGCGTGGGGCTGGTCCACGCCGACGACGCGGCGGACACCGGGCAGCTGCTGCCATGCCCACAGCGTCCCCCCCGCATCCGACCCGATCTCCACCACAACCTGCGGTGGATCGTCGGCTAGCAGTGCGAGGAACGATGCGAGTTCCTGTTCTTTCTGGATGGCGCCGTGCTCGCGGATGGCGGCCCGGGCGATGGATAGTGGATGCATGGGGTCTCCCTACGGCCGGGGCGACGCAGGTAGGGATCTGCGTCGCCCCGGCCGACCTATTGGATGGATTACTGGCGAGCCGCCAGCGCCTCACGGACTTCGGAGGGATAGTGCTCGACCACGAACGCCACCAGATCCTCGACACGCTGGCCGGCGAGTTGCGGCTTCACCCAAAGTTCGAGGTTGACTGGCCGGTTGTCGGCGCGGCGGCCGTTCTTGTGATGCGGCGTCTCCCAGCGCTCCAGCGGGCGACCGAGCATCTGCTCCATGACGTAGCGGTGCTCAGCGACCCGGCGACCGGCGACCGTCAGGTAACGGTAGCCACGAGAAGATGAACCAGCGCCGCGCGACGCCTTGAGCATCCCGACCGGACCGGCATCACCCTTCAGAAGCGTCCGCTGGTAGTGCATGGTGCAGTAGCCGCGAGCCTGGATGGGCCGCTCGCAACCTTCGACTGCGCAGAGTCCATCACGCTTCGTGTACTGCGGGATGGCGGCTTGCCAGTCCTGGCCTCGACGCCAACGCTGGTAGTGGGCACTGCACAGCCCGCGCTGACCGACTTGGCGTTCGCAACCGTCGATCCGGCATGGTCCCTGGCGTCTGCGCCACTCCGCGTTGTAGTGAAGTTTGCAGATGGTGTTGCCTCGGCGAGCGGTACGGCCGCAGCCCTCAACCGAGCAGGTACGCTCTTCCATGGCCGTTGCCCTCCTTGTCAGGGTGGTGGCCTGAGGCCGGAGGGGTGCATCCCTCCGGCCTCACCATTCTACTCTACTCTGCGAGTCCGGCAGAGACTAGGCGGCGGTGCCGTACACAAGCCACCGGAACGCGTTGCTGGTGCTCACGCCCGCGCCGGTCCTGAAGAACATGTACCACCCGGCCTGGCCGGTCGGAAGCTGACCCGTCGACTTCGCCAAGGGTTCATATAACATACTAACCCCCACGCGGTCGACGATGACGTACTGCTTCCAGTCGGCGTAGGCCAGTGCGATGCCACCGGTGCCGGTCACGGCGGTGGTGGTGTTGCGCATGTCGCTGGCCTCGTAGATGTTCTGGCCAAGCAGCTGCTCCGGCGTGCCGGCCCCGAAGTTGGCCCAAAACGAGCTACCTCCGGACTGGTCGATCGCGCGGAGGGTGTTGATCCACGGCAGACTGGCCATCCATCCGGCGTTGGCCGACAGGCGGAACCGTGGCGGCAGGGACGCCTGCACCGAGTAAACCAGCGGCGCGACAGCAGTACCGGTCGCGGTGCCGGTGGTGGCGTTGGCGGTGGCGTACGCGCCGGTGATGAACCCCTGCGGGCTGGCGGTGCCGCCCGCGCCGGTGCAGAACGCGGCCGACTCGAGCCGATCACGGGCGTCAGCGAGCATCCCGGGGAGCTGCTCCCCGAACGAAGTGTCATCCAGGGATTCGTAGCTGCCGATGACCCACGCGGCACCCTTGACCGGGGTGATCTGGATCTGCCCCACCGAGGGAGAGACGTCGGCGGCGGTCGCACCCTCACCGACCCACGCGGCGGTCACGCCAGCGGAGTTGACACCCTGCCACGCGTTCGAGGTGGTCTGTTCCATCCTGGCGACCCGACGGAATGGGTTCGCGCTGGCGTTGTTCGTCAAGACCACCGTGGGGTCCAGCACGTAGGGCAACATGAACCCGACGCTGCCGGTGGCCAGGGTGAGGGCCCGGAGACGGGTCTCGTTGTTGTGGTGCGGGTTGTCGAGGTAGGCGCGGAACGCGTCCCGGTACTCCTGCGACCCGGTCAGCAGGATGTGCGCTGCGATCCGGTGGTCGCTGACGGCGCGTCGGGTCGCGGTCTCCGCGAAGTCCTGCGTGAGGGTGTACCGCTTGTTGTCCTGTTCGATGAGGGTTTCCGCACGGCTGCGGAGGTCTTCTGGGGGAACCATGTTCATGCGGACCCGGTCGATGTTCTCCAGCGGGTCCCGATTGGACCGGGTGGTCTGCATGGGGGCCTGCCGGGTCCGCGGCGCGCCGTCCTCACGGTTGTCGGGATCCTCGCGGGCCTGGCTGATCCGGCGAATGTCAGCCATCCGCTTGCGGAGCGGGACCGCCATCGCCTCCAACGCGTCGAACTCGGTGATGAGGGTGCCTTGGAAGTTGACATCCTCTTCGGCGGGGCTCTGCAGTTCGTCGAGCTTGGAGAGCTCGCTGCGGATCGAGGTCTGCCGCGCCTCGATGTCCTGCAGGGTCCGGTACATGTTCTGCCCCTGCGCCGGGCGGGGCTGCTGCTCCTGGGTCTGGGTGTCGGTGTCAGCCACCGATGCCTCCTCCATGGCGGATGAGGAACGCCGCCCGCTGGGCGATCAGTTCCTCACGGGGGGGCCGACCGGAGCGCATCTCCCCACCGTGGGGGCGCGAGTCCTCGGCGACGAGTCCCGATTCCTCTTCGGGAGCGTCGGCGACCGACCTCTCTGACAGAGGCTCGGCCGTGAACAGCGATGCGAGGCGAATACGCTCCTCGTATGGCATCGCTGTGATTTCTGCGGCGAGCTGCTCGACGTTGCGCACACCGGTGATCGCCGCCGGCTTGTAGGCTTGAAATGGCGTCGGCCCGAATTCCCGCAGGGTCGACTCGAGTCGACGGACCACCGGCAACTCACCACTGCGATTGCGCCGGAATGGTCGGGGGCCGATCGGGTCGGTGCGGCGGAACTGTCCAGAGAAGGAGTAGCCGTCGATCGAGCCTTCCCTGATGGCCTCGAGGATCTCTTCCGCGAGCGGCGTCTTGTGGTAGCGCGTCACGGTATACAAACCGCGACCGTCGGCGCGGACCTCCAGCGGGGTTCCGATCGGAACGCTGTAGCGTTCCGATGGTCCGCCGTGGAGATTCATGCCGTGGTTGTAGAGCACGCGGATGGACCAGCGGCTGCGGGTGCCGCTGGGTTGAGCGTCGGTGATCGCCCGGTTGAAGGCGGTGCGGTCAAGGATCTCCATGTAGTCGCCGTCTTGGTCGTGGATCTCCGCCGAGGCATCGAAGACGGCGGCGTAGGCTTCGACGGTTCGACCATCGCCAGTGGAGCGGACTTGGATGTCCTCAAGCGGCGCTACCCGATAGGACACCTTCGGCTCGAAGGTCACCTGCTCGATGGTGTCGGTCATCCTCCCGCTTCCTTTCGATGCCCCTGCCTTGGCTTTGAGCGCTTCCCACTCCGCCAGCGCCGCGACGGCCTTGGCTCTGGTCTCTGGCTTGACATCCTTACCGCCGGCGGCCCACCGCTTGATCAGCGCGATCGCGGTGGCAATGGCGCGGGATTCGTCCATGCCCCGCTCGGCCATGAGATCCCGGGCGATGTGCTGCACGAACGCTGGGAGCTGCATGCCTTTGTGGTGCCAGAGGCCCTGTTCGGTGTGGCCGACCTTCTCATGGGCGAGCGCCATCGACGGGCCCCTTCCGGTACCGATTCGTTACCCACCGACTATGGCGTACAGCGACGGTTAGTGACATGCTGCGACCACAGAATCGCCCAGGGGAAAGGCCCCACATGAGCAAGGCTCTAGGCTGGATCGAACGGCAACAGTTCGAGGCGCAAGCCCGCCTGTTCGGCATCCGTGTCAAGAACGGCACCGTGTCTGGCCGCGGGAACAGCGGCCCCGTCGCCGGCGCGCACGCGTCAGTTGAGTCCGTCGGTGAGCTCCAGAAGCGGATCACCGCCACCCGGATGATCCTCACCGGCCCGTTCGCGCTGGCGTTCAAGAAGAAGCGAGACGACCGGCAAATCTTCCTCACCATCACCGGCGCCGACGACGCGTACACGATCCTCATCGAGTTGCAGGGCGACCCCAAGCACCAGTCCAGCGCCCGCCAGTTCGCAGCCCGGTTCAACGCGCTCGCCACGAGAACCAGCTAGGGGCCGGACGCCATGCCAGAGCTGCTCACCATCAAGGAAGCCGCCGCGCATCTCAAGGTCTCCGAGGAGACGCTCCGCAAGTGGCGCGCAGGGGGTGCCGGCCCGCCGGTCGCCAAGCTCGGCCGGCACCTGCGCTACCGAAAGGACGCTCTCGACCAGTGGGTCAAGGAGCAAGAGTCCCATGGCCAGAACAACTCCACCGGTTGAAGAGCGGTTCTGGGCTCGAGTGGATCGACACGGAACGGATGAGTGCTGGCTGTGGATTACGACCAGCACTTACGCGTACGGCACCTTTCGTCTCGACAGTGGCCGCTACGTTGTCGCCCACCGGTTCGCCTATGAGTTGCTGGTGGGGCCGATCCCTGAGGGCCTGACCCTTGACCACCTCTGCCGTACCACACTTTGCGTGAACCCTGCCCACCTAGAGCCGGTCACCCGTTCGGAGAACAGTCGCCGCAGCGCTCTTGCCCTGTGGAGACAACCACAACAGAACAGAACGGGTGCCGCTCCTAGGGCCATCGGCCGCTCACCCTTGTTCGACTGGGCCGAGGTCGAACAGTGGGCCAAGACAACCGGGAGGATCCCGTGAGACGCCGCAAGCTCGAACTGCCCCCAGACATGACCGAGGAAGAATTCCACCAACTGGCCAGCTACAACGGTTACGTCGGCGAGGGGCTTGTCCACACCGACGCGTGGAAAGCCAAGATGGCCGTCCTGCAAGAACGATGGGACCGCTGGGTCAGAGAGCACCCGCCTCGCTAGGGCCGTCGGAGTAGCGCGGGCGGCATCGGCTTCATCTGCCGTGGGGTCGGCCCCTTCCCGTTCCCCGACGGCGGCCCAACCTTCTGCGACGGTCGTGGCGGCTCACCACCCGGATGCCCGTCGGTGATCGGCTTGGCCGCCGCTGGCGGGCTGATCTTCTCTGAGGTGGTCTCCCGGCCGCTGACCCCCGGCGGTGGTGCCTGCGGCTCCGGGACCAACTGACTGACGTCACCGGAGGAGAGGAACGCGACCGCTGACTCCCGCGTGTACCCGGCCTGCACCACGGTGAGCAGCGCGGCGGCCTGCACCTGCGAGGTCTGCCCCCGCTCGGTCTCTGACGCGCGGAGCGCCGCGATGTCGGAGGTGTCGTACCACAGCCGCACCCCCGCCGGCGGGACGCCTGGGACGAGCTTCTGCAGCGCCGCGCTGGCCGTGCGCCACAGGTGCCGCAAGGTGACGTCCCCGAGCCGCCGCATGGCCTGCTCGTAGGAGACCGCAGCGCGGGCACCGCCAAGCCCGAGCAGGATCGGGTCGACCCCGGAGGCCATGCAGATCCGGATCGCGCCGGCTTCTTGGGTGTCCGCGAACCCCAGCCGGTCGAAGCTGTTGTCCAGCACAGTCGCGTCGGCGCCCTGGTCCAGCACGAACGTCCGGAACGCCTGGCTGCCGCCGTACTTGGCGTGCATCCGCTCCGCGATCGCATCCACCGTGTCCGGCCGCAGCTTCTGCTGGTACTTGATGAGCAGGTTCGGTGCGGCCATGTTCTCCAGGTACGCGATTTTGTAGGAAGTCATCGCCGTGTCTGCGCTGATCTCCCGGATGACCGGGGTCAGCCACGACATCCCACGGAACTTCGCACGGGGATCTGAGATGGGCGACCAGTGCACCACCTCCTCCACCGGGAACGTCTGCGCCATCTCCGAGCGGTTATCAGAGCCCGGCGCGACGTTCTGGACCGGACTGGGGTCCCAGTCGTAGCCGACAACGCGGCGGTAGTGGCCGCGTGACCCCCGGACCTCCTCGGAGATGATGGTGACCTCATCGGGGGGCATCTGGACGAGCAGGTCGTCCTCCGCTTTCCACAGGTAGGCGTTGCCGCCCACGGTGAAGTCTTGCTCCATCCGGGCCAGCAGTTCCCCGGTGGTGCAGTTCGGCCACGGCTCTTCGAGGACCAGCAGGTCCTGGCTGCCGTAGGTGTGCTTGTCGACCAAGCTCTGGAACACGAACCGGGCTTCGCTGAACAGGGCGAGGCGGATCAGGCTGACCGCGAACACGGCCCCGTTGGACTGGTACGCGTCCCGTGCCGCCCCAACGAGGTTGGCGATCGCCTTCTCTTTCCCGGGGTCGCCGTAGTTGCCCATGTACACGGCGGCGCCGGAGGCCATCCCCTCCCAGAACCCCTGCCGCAGGCTGTAGCGGTCCGCGAGTCGGTCGAGCAACCTCATGAACTACCTCGCCCTCCGGAACCGTTCGACCGCGTCCGGCAAGGTCGGCTCGGATGCTGGCGCCTCCCGCAGCAGCCCATCAACCCCGACCAGCACCGACCCGAAGATCAGCATCAACCCCAACGCCACCCTGCCAAGGATCGCCGCACCCCCAAGCATCCCCCCGACGGCGAGCAGGATCTGGAAGGTCGGCGTGCGGGTACGGCCCCGCACGTTCGCCAGCAGCGGCCGCAGCCCACGGGCGGCAAGGACCAGTCGCCACCGCAGCATGGCGAACTGGCCAGTGACGATCGGGGAGACGGTCATGGCTACTTCCCCTTGCGGCCGCCGGACTTCTTCCCGCCGCCGCTCTTCGTGACGCCGCTCACCTTGGCCAGCCGAGGGTTACGGGCCTTCGCCGCAGCCGACGCCTTCCTCGCACCCGCTGCGATGATCCGTCGGCCGCGTTCCATGCTCCCGCCATACCCTGCCGCCGCCTTCGCCGCAGCCGCCTCGAACCCGACGTGCTGCACGGCGCCGCCCTTCTTCGACTTGCGGGTCGCCACGTCAGTACCCTCCTGCCTGCCGGCCCGGTCCCGGCGACCCGTCCCCGACGTCGCCGTGACCGCTGATGACCTGGCGGCCGTTCTCGCGGATGAACCTGCCCGCGTCCGCCTGCCGTGCCGCGCTGGCCGCATCCGCCGCCGGCGTTGCCGCGCGGACCTCGCTCTCAGTCTGCGCCAAGCCAGGGGCCAGCTGGTCTTCTGTCAGCCCCATCAGCCCGACCCCCCACCCTCCACGTCGTTGATCGCCAAGCCGGCATCCCACTCCCACGTCGATCCGCCCGTCCCGACCTCATGGCCGGACACGCCAGCGCCCTGCGGGGACTCGATCAGCGAATGCGCGTCGCTCATCCGCCGGTTCGCCGCCGCCTCCGCCTGCCGCTTTGTCGACGCGACCTGCTTGGTCACGTCCGGGCCTGGCTGCGCCGAGTTCTGCTCACCCGCAACCGGCATGTTCCCGATCCGCTCCTGCCGTGGAGTTGTCGCCATCCCGCCACACCCTCCCTGCTAGACCGCCGCGACCGTGATGTCAGCCGGGCCGAGTTCCATCCCGAACGTCCGGTAGCCCCATGCGGCCAGGGTGACCGCCTCGAGCGGTGACTGGTCCACCGGGAGACGGCGGTCCCACCGCCACGAATCCCCCAGCGGGTACTTCTGCGCCGCCGCCAACGCGGCCCGCACCGGCTTCTGGCTTGCCACATCCCCGAGATGACGCAGGGTCTTCGAATCGGTGACCGCGTCGTACAGTTGCGCGCACGACTGCGCGACCTCACGGGCCCGTGGCTCGACGATCCGCAAGCCCTCGTTCTTCAACTCGGGGATCAGCGACCCGGCCGGGCTACCAGCGTCCACCACGATCGCGCACGGATCCCACTGCTTGTCGAGCTCCACCAGCCGGTCCTTCACCCACGACGTCCCCGGGCGGTACTCGACCAGCTCCACGAACACGTGACCGTCGCCACGGCCACCCGACACCGCGATCGACGCATTCCTCGCCTCCGGGTGCACCGCCAATCCGAACGCCACCGGGTCCTCAAGCTCCGCGGCGTTGTCGGCTAGGCCATCCCACCCCGCCTTAGAGATGACCGACCACGCGTCGCTCATGTCCGTCGGATAGTCGCCCACACCGAGGCGTTCCCGGTCGAACATCGTCGGCGCCAACGCCGCCCGCTCTTTGGCGACATACTCCTGCGAGATCCGGATCCCGATCCCCGGGTTCGCCAACGCCACCGCCGCCGGGTCCTCCCGGTCGTAGCGGTCCGGGTCTACCGACCACTCGAAGAACGCCAGGGACGGATCGTTGCCGGCCAGCCCCCGCTCCCGGACCCGGCCAAGCTGGACGCTGGTCTCCTGCCCCGCCGTCGACGTGTACCAGACCTGCGGGTTCGGTCGGGCACTCAGGGTCGGCAGCAACGCGGCCATCGCCTCATCACCCAGGTTGTACGCCTCGTCCAGGATCACCAGATCCCCGGTGAACCCACGCCCAGAGCCGTTCGAGCGAGCGACGAACCGGAGCCGCTGCCCACTCTTCAGCTCGATCGCCTCGGCGCCGGCGGCGGTGCGGACCCGGGACACCTCCCGCTCGAAGTCGGGGTTGTCCTCCACCAGCCGCCGGATCCGCAGGAACGCCTCCGCAGCCGTCTTGAACTCGTGCGCGGAATGGAGGATCAGCCGCTCGTTGAACAGGAACAACCCCGCCAACTCCCGAGCCTCCAGGATCGCGCCCTTCCCGTTCTGGCGGCTCACGATCACGCCGACCTCGAACGCCGCCCACCGCCCATCGGCCTGCTCACCAAGCGACTGCTCAAGGACGAACTGCTGCCACGGATCCAGGACCAGGCCAGCCTGGGCTGCCAAGTCCACCGCCTCAGCGCCAGCGGAGGAAATCGAACAGGGCGGGACCGACCAGAGCCTAGGGCGCTGCGCCCCCAGCATCCCGCTTGCGGGTCTCACGTCGAGCGCGGAGCTCATCAATCCCACTCCTCACAGTCGACGGAGTTGTCCTGCGCAGATCAGCCAACGTCATCCGCAGCTGATGCGTGAGCGTCGCGACATCCCGGGGTTCGTCAGCGTCGTCGATCTGCGCGGCGAGCGTCACCGCAAGCTGCTCGAGCCCAGACAGCTTGACGAGACGGTTCTTGCTGGTCAGCGCCCTAAGATCTCGGCGTACCGCATCCTCGTTCGGCCCCATCACGGAAACTCCAAGCGCTATTCTCGGCGCTATTGTTGCGAGAACTCTGTACGCTATTCCTGGCCTGGGATTTCACGCACGGCTCAAAAAACGTGTGCGCTGCCGGTCCTGACCGGTTCATCCCTAGTACTACTGGCCGCCCTTGGCCACTTCCAGCAGCTCACGTCCGGTGAATTTTTCGGCTGAAAAAATAGATGGCTGAGGAGGCGCGGAGTCAAGAGCCCTCCCTGGGTGAAAAGGGAGTTGAGTGACGCTTGTCCTTCTTATCCTAGTCGCTCGCGCAACCGCTACGGGAAATTGCTAGCACTATTATTTACGCAATTTCTCTGGAGCAGCGCCGGGGCTCTGACGCAGAGGGACTAGCTCAGCTCACCAAGCTCGGCTGTGCTGCCGCTTCAGCTTCCGCCGCTTGGCCTGTAGCTGGTTGCCGAGCTTGGTGCCGGCGCTGCGGTTGCAGTGCTCATGCTCGAGCTCGCGTGGTCCTTGGCCGCCGAGGACACGGTCGGTGTGGTGGCCGAGGTCGAGGCGGCAGTAGAAGCAGCGGCCATGGCAGCAGTGGTCGGGGTGGACCATGGGCAGGGCACAGCGTCGGCATGGGGTGCCATCGACGAGGACCTTGAGCTTCTGGCGGCGGAGGGCCTGGTGGTCGGCGCCGAGGCCGCGTTGTGTGGTGGTGCCAGCCCAGCGTGGCATGGTCACACTCCAGGTACCGCGATGAAATCATGTGGCGGGCTGGTTGCGCAAGCATCCACCTGCGGATTCGCTGGCTTGACGAATTGCGCCGTTGACCTCATCCAACCCTCCGCTGTCCGTCGGCCTGGTAGTCGATCGACTGGACCGGTGGGCGCCGCAGGGGACGAAGGCCGAGGTGTTCCTGGTAGTACTCCTTGAGGCGTCGCAGTTCCCGCAGCGCGTTGTTGCGGCCCCGGTCTCGTTCGTGGCGTGCCCGTTCGACGGCGTCTTGTCGTGCTTGTATCTGGTCATGGTCGCCGGTGCCGGTGACTCGGCCGGAGTTCGGTTCGGTGGTGGGGTGGGCGGCGAGTTCGATGTCGTGGTTGAGTTTGGCGAGGAGATCCTCGTGGAGTTGGACGATCTCGGCGATGAGGTTCTGCGCGACCGGGTCGGCCATGACCTGGTCGGGGTCACGACTCGGGTCGTGGGGTCCGCGGTAGCCGGACGGCAGGGTCAAGGGCGTGCCTCCTCGGGACCGGATGGATGCGCGATTCGCCACTGGTCAGGTCGGACTTCCTTCCAGTGCTGCGACCAACGCTCATCAGCGGCTTCCCGTGCAGCCGTTCTTGATTCGGTGGTCTCGGCACCGTCGTAGGCGACGAAGAAGGCAAGGCCGCAGTGGCAGAACGTCACGACTCCGGACCGTCCGACCATGCGGCCGGAAATCGCATGGCGCTGGTCGCTCATGGGGTTTCCTGCGGGTCGGGGTCGGCCTTGTTGGCGTCGAAGACTGCGAGCACCGCTTCAGCATCCTCACCGACCGCGGCAAAGACCCGGCAGCGTTCGATGTTGGCGACTTGGACCGCATTCATCGCCTTGATCGTCTCGACGAGGTCCGTTTCGTCGGGGAGTTCGATGACAAGTACCTTGCTCACGGCTTCTCCTTGGTGGCCTGGCAGGATCCGCACTGGTCGGCCTTGCCCCAGATCGGGCGGGGGCAGGACTGGCAGGGATGGGCATTTGGCGGGAACGTCAGCCATCGGCGGGCTCCAGCTCGGCGTGCGCCTTGGCGACCGCGCCACAACCCACAGTCGGCGCGCAGCAGATCTGGCCACCCGAGTAGACCAGCGTGGCGTTCTTCAG